AAAAGTATCTCACTATGTCTGATGGATCTCAAAAGATTAAATATTACTATTCTGAAATTGATATTCTTACACAACCGAGTAAAGATATTAATATGCCAAGTTGTGAAGTTGTTTTAGATTTGTCTGCAACAAACTTAGATAAAATTCGAAAAGCAGCAGCTGTTCTTGGTCATTCAGAATTGGCCTTTAGTTGTAACAGTGGTGAATCACCACGTGATAGTGGCGAAGTTGTTGCTTCAGTATTTAATGAAAAAGATGCTACAGCAAATACATTTGATATCAACCTTGGTACAACATCAACAGAAACTTTTAATTATGTCTTTAGTATATCAAATCTAAAAATGCTACAAGGCGATTATAAGTTATCGATTTCATCAAAGCTTATTTCTAATTGGAGAAATGCAGATAATCCATTGGATTATTTTATCGCTTTAGAGAAATCGTCAAGTTTCGGTGTATAAATAATTATGCACAGAAAAAATTCTCATAACATTATGAGGATAATAAGAAAAGATGCCGAATTGGTCGGGTCTTTCACAATTAGTCTACTTTGCAAAGGAGAAGAAAATGACTGAAGAAGCAACAGCACCAGAAGGTGCAACGGAGCAACAAGCTCCAAACTTGTCCCTACAGGACATCGCAACTTTTGTACAGATTATCGATATCTGTTCTAAAAGAGGTGGTTTTGAAGGACAAGAAATGGAAGCCATTGGCGGCTTGCGAAACAAGACAGTAGCATTTCTAAATGCTGCTTCTGAAAAGCAAGGCCAGGAAACACCGGAAGGTATGGTTCCAGCAGGCGATGATTTGCCTGAAACGGTTGAAGCTGAATAAGCTTAGACTATTAGCTTATTGCGGAGGTAGCTCCTCCGCGTTTTTTAATTTTATTATGAAGGATGTGTATTATGGATCGCAACGAATGTTCACGTTTAATTGAAGCTCTTCTAAAAGGTAGTGTTACTGTTACCTTTCAAAAAATCGACTCAGATGAAATACGAGTCATGCCTTGTACTCTCAACCCGGCTGTTTTAAAAGCTAATGGCGTGAGCGGTATTGTTGAAAATATTAGTCCGGACAGCAAGCATCTTGCAGCTTGGGCTTTAGATAAAGATGCTTGGAGATCTTTTCGAGTTTCAACGATTCTTGGTTGGGAGGTACTTTAGTGAATGAATTTCTATGGGTTGAAAAGTATCGACCACAAAAAATTCAAGATTGTATTTTACCTAAACAAATAAAATCAACCTTTGGAGATATTGTTAGAGGAGGTGACCTACACAATATGCTTCTTTCCGGCACAGCCGGTCTTGGTAAAACTACTGTCGCGAAAGCTTTGTGTAATGAACTTGGCTTAGATTTTCTATTGATCAATGGCTCAGAAGAATCAGGGATTGATACACTACGTAACAAAATTAAGCAATTTGCATCTTCTGTCTCTCTTCAAGGTGGCTATAAAGTAGTCATCTTGGATGAGGCAGATTATCTTAACGCACAATCTACACAGCCAGCTTTACGCGGATTTATTGAAGAATTTTCAAATAATTGTAGATTTATTTTAACATGTAATTTTAAAAATCGTATTATTGATCCACTACATTCTCGTTGTACAACAATTGAGTTTAATGTTTCTAAAAAAGATGCAGCTCCATTATGCGGCCAATTTCTAAAACGCTGTACTAATATCTTAACAGATGAAGGTATAACATATGATGAAAAGGTTGTTGCTGAACTTATTATGAAACATATGCCAGATTGGCGTAAAGTTCTTAATGAATTACAGCGATATGGTTCAAGTGGAACAATTGATACTGGAATACTGGTTACTCTATCTGATGTATCAATGGATGATTTAATGAAACATCTGAAATCGAAAAATTTCAAATTAATGCGTCAGTGGGTAGCTGATAATATTAGTACAGAACCAGCAGCAATTTATCGTAAAATTTATGATAATATGAATGAATATATTGATTCATCGAGTATACCACAATTAGTTTTAATATTGGCTGATTATCAATATAAAAATTCTTTTGTTGCTGATCACGAGCTAAACACCGTTGCGTGTTTAACAGAAGTCATGGCAGGAGTAAAATTCAAATGATAAAAACATTTATATTTTGGGTTGTTGATTGTTGGAGAGTAGTAATGGACAACAGATTCAATCCTTTACGTTACATAACAGATAAGCCTTTTCAGGCATATCTTACATTAGTTTTATTTACAATGTGGTCAGCATTCTTTGGCCTTGTAGCAATTTATTGGCTTGGTTGGATTGGTTATAATATTGGAACATCTATAATAGTGCACATGGCAATTATTATTCCAATTATATTTACTAATTTGACATTTCAACATGCAGAAAAAACTAAAGCTAAGTGGTACACAGACTTTAGGTATAAGCAGTGGATTAAGAATATACCTTTGAAAAAAAAGAAGATAGTATGGGATCTCGATAAGGAAGCATAGTGGCTAATCCGTTTGAATATTTAAACTCAATCAATACAACCAAAAAAGATATTATGGTTGATGATATAGCAGAAAAATCTTATGTACCATTTATGGTTAATAGAGGATTATCTTATTTTCCTGATACTATTTTATATGCTAATGAAATGAATTTAAATCATCACATAGACCACCGTCTTCAATTCGATTTTTTTATAAATATAATTAAGAAAAAGAAAAGGTTTTCTAAATGGGCTAAAGCTATTGATATAGAAAACTTACAATTAATAAAAGAATATTATGGGTATAGCAATGAAAAAGCTAAATCTGTATTGTCATTGTTAAATAATGAACAAATCGAAGAATTGAAAATAAGGATTTACAAAGGTGGAAAATACAAATAGCGTAGAAGTAAAATGGTCTCCAGCGTCAATGCTAGAGATTACATTGAATGAACCAGATGATTTTCTTAAAATAAGAGAAACACTAACACGAATTGGTGTTGCATCTAGAAAAGATCAAAAGTTATATCAATCATGTCACATATTGCACAAACAAGGAAGATACTTCATTGTGCATTTCAAAGAATTATTTCTATTAGATGGAAAGCCTTCTAATCTATTATTGAACGATATTCAACGCAGAAATACAATTGCTACGCTTTTAGCTGATTGGGGACTAGTTACATTTGTTACAGCAGATCAAGCTAAAGATATGGCACCATTAAGACAAATAAAAGTTATTCCTTATAAAGAAAAAAGCGAATGGCAGCTATGTCCAAAATATAATATTGGAAACAGCAATAAAGAATGATACAAAAGATACACGAATTTTTAAAACAAAATAGAATCCAAAACGTTTGGAGATTATTTTTACAATAATTTATTTAAACTAGCGATCAAGCTTGTATAAATAAATGTGGATGCCGAATTGGTCGGGTCCATATATTAACCTTGCTATATATAGGAGGAAACTAAAATGGTAAGAAATACTATGAACGTACCGCGTTCTTTGTTTATTGGATTTGATCCAATACTAAATGAACTTGAAAGAATCCACACAGCTGGAAGAGCTCAAGATAATTATCCACCACATAACGTTGTAAAGGTCGATGCTGAAAATTTTAACATCGAGCTCGCGGTTGCTGGATTTGCAGAAGAAGATATATCTGTAGAAGTCAAGGATGGCATTCTTTTAGTAAAAGGCGAAAAATCCCAAAACGATAGTCGTGAATACGCACACAAAGGTATCTCGTCCCGCAAATTTGAGAAGTCCTTCCGACTCTCTGAATTTGTCGTAATTGACGGGGCCGATCTTAAGAATGGAATACTTGTGGTGAATGCTAGAGTTGAAGTTCCAGAAGAAAGGCGTCCTAGGAAGATCGAAATCGGGTCTGCTGGGGTATCAAAGAAGAAGGAATTTTTACAAGACTAAAATTCCGGTGAGCAGCGAAAACTCAGTGGATTGTACCTAAAGCAATTTACTGGAGTCAAATCATGGGTTATTTACGTAAGCACAAGACTGATATCAGACACGGATTCGAAGCTATATTGATAATTGGAGTAACATTAATGTTATCACCTATCATCATTATTATGCATGCGAGTCATTTCTGATTAAGTTTAATAGAAAAGGGAGCTTCGGCTCCCGGATCTTTTTGAAAATAAACCTTTACAAAACGTTTAAAATGTGATATAATATATACATATTACTAGATGATGATTACACTATGAACATAAATTTCTATACAAACGTTTCACGTTACGGCAATTCGTTGCTCTATCGTGGATATAGAAACGGTAAAAAAATACAAACTAAAATAAAATACAAACCTACGTATTTTGTTAATACACCAAATAAAACTCCATGGAAAGCTCTCGACGGCACTAAAGTAGCTCCTATAGAATTTGATTCTATGCGAGATGCTAAAGAGTGGTTGCAAGCTAATCAGCATGTCATGGGTAGAAGTATATTTGGAAACAATAAACACATACCAGCTTTTATTAACGATGAATTTCCAGGCAATATAAAATTTGATCGTAATATTATTAACGTATCTACAATCGATATTGAAGTTCAATCTGATTCTGGATTTCCAGAACCCGAGCATGCAGCACATGAAATCACAGCAATCTGTATGAAAAGTAATATTGATAATACTTTTTATGTTTGGGGTCTACAAGACTATGATGTTGAAAAAAGTCTTATGCAAGAAAATCGTGTTGTTTATGTAAAATGTGAAGATGAAAGTACACTATTACTTAACTTTGTAGCACATTGGGCTTTACCTTCTCATTGTCCTGATGTAATTACTGGCTGGAATTCAAGATTTTTTGATATTCCATATATTGTCAATCGAATCATAAAAATTCATGGTGAAGAAATTGTTCGTAGATTATCACCATGGGGATTGATCGATAGACGCGATGTTACAACAATGCAGCGTAAACAAATTGCATATGAAATTCAAGGTATTGCACAAATGGATTACCTTGATTTATTTCGTAAGTTCGGCTATTCTTATGGTCCACAAGAATCATATAAACTAGATCATATTGCATCTGTTGTCCTTGGAGAAAAAAAATTATCATATGAAGAGTTTGGAAATTTACATACTCTTTATAAATACGATCACCAAAAATTTATTGATTATAATATCAAAGATGTTGATCTTGTAGATCGCATAGAAGACAAAATGGGTCTTATTACACTTGCTCTTACTATGGCATATCGAGGTGGTGTAAACTATAGTGACGTAATGGGAACAACTGCAATATGGGATTCTATTATATTTCGAAATCTATATGCTAATAAAACAATCGTGCCCTTCGGCGAAGAAAAATTTAAGTCTCCATATCCTGGTGGATATGTAAAAGATCCTCATGTTGGTATGCATGAGTGGGTAGTTTCTTTTGATTTAAACTCGCTGTATCCATCAATTATTATGCAATCTAATATGTCACCTGAAACTATTATCACGGGTAAAGTTGCTAATTTGACAGTTGATAATATATTATCTCGAGATGTAAAGCCAAAACTTTTAGATGGAGAATGTGCTTCGGCATCAGGTCAATATTTCAAAACTGATGAACGGGGTATTCTACCAAAAATAATCGATGAAATGTACAGTGAACGTGTTGTTATCAAAAAACAAATGATCAACGCACAAAAACAATTAGAAAAGGTTGATAAAGATGACAAACAAAAATTATACGCTATCCAAAGAGACATTGCGATCGCAGAAAATCAGCAAATGTCTATTAAGATATTGCTTAATAGTCTTTACGGGGCTCTTGGTAATAAATATTTTAGGTTCTTTGATCAACGCATAGCTGAAGGTATTACATTGACTGGCCAGCTTACTATTCGCTGGGCTGAAGAAGCAATTAACAAGTATCTTAATAAAATTCTAAAAACAAATAAAGACTATGTATTGGCGATCGATACTGATTCTGTTTATGTCTCTCTCGATGATCTTGTAAAAGCGGTCAATCCAAAAAATCCAATAGAATTTGTTGATACGGTTTGTAAAGAAAAACTCGAAGATGTTCTCGAAAAATCTTACAGTGAATTATTTGATATTATGGGTGGAATTGAAAACCGTATGGTCATGAAACGCGAAGCAATCGCCGATCGTGGTATATGGACAGCCAAGAAAAGATATATTCTAAATGTTCTTGATAACGAAGGTGTTAGATATGCAGAACCTAAACTAAAAATTATGGGTATTGAAGCTATTAAATCTTCTACACCAGCACCATGTAGAGAAGCTTTAAAACAAATGTTCAAAAGTATTATAAGTGGATCTGAATCTGATGTTCAAAGAGATATTGAAATATTCAGAACACATTTTAAAACACTTCCGCCAGATGAAATTGCTTTTCCTAGAGGTATAACTAATCTTACAAACTATATGGATAATCAAACTATATATAAAAAGGGTACACCAATTCACGCTCGTGGTAGTATCTTGTATAATAAGTTAATTGTCGATAATTCACTTCAAAAGCAATACAATAAAATTCAAAATGGAGAAAAAATTAAATTTATTTATCTACGAACACCAAATCACATAAAAGAAAATGTTGTATCATTTCTTGATTATCTTCCAGAAGAGTTTGGATTACATCGCTACATTGATTATGATACTCAATTCAACAAAACTTTCTTAGATGTTATCGATCCCATACTTTCAGCTATCGGCTGGAATTCTAAAGAGATTGCAACATTAGATGAATTTTTTTAAAATAATTGTTTACTTTTACAGTAAACTGTGTTATAATAGTATATCATTAGGAGAAAAAAATGAAACTAGTAAGACTAACAACAGGTGATGAAATCATTTGTGACGTAAAAAAATCAGAAAAAGTTATATCAATATCAAATGCTTTTTCTATGGTTTCAACTGAGCCAGGGAAGATTGGCTTTATACCATTTATGGCTTATGCTAAAAATAAAGAATTTACAATTGACAAACAATTTGTAGTTATGATTTGTGATCCAGTTGATGAATTAGTAGATCAGATTCGAACTATGACAAGTGGTATTGTTACACCTTCTAAGCAGGGAATCATTGTATGAGCCAGAACTGGGTAAAAGATATTGCGGAAATGCATTCTAAATATAAAGTTCATGAATGGATTGAAAATAATCCAGACAAGCTTGAACAACTATTACATTTTAGAATAGCTTTCTTAAAAGAAGAGTTTGATGAAACATTTAAAGCTACTGGAGAAAAAGACGCAGAAGAAATCGTAGATGGACTTATTGATTTATGTGTAGTAGCTATTGGAACTTTAGATGCTTTTGGAATCGATGCTAGCAAAGCATGGGATGAAGTCCATAAAGCTAATATGTCTAAAGAAGTTGGAGTTAAAGAGTCAAGGCCTAATCCTCTTGGATTACCAGACTTAATAAAACCAGCAGATTGGAAAGCACCATCACACACAGGAAATCATGGTAAGTTTAACAATATTTGATAGTATATATGATAACAAAACAGTTAAAAGAGTTGATTACAACTCGTTTGACGACTTTGAAAAAGTATTGTACCGATTGGCAGATAGTGATAAGTATAAAAAGAAAGCTGATGCTCCTTTAATATCACCAGCCACATATAAGACCGAAACTACTCGAGCTAATGCTAATGTTATTAGTTGGGGTGGTTTCGGCATTGTCGACGTCGATGATTATGAAGGTTCAATAAAAGATATTCATGAAAAATATTCAAAATATAAATATGTTTGTTATTCAACAGCAAGTTCAACTAAGAAACATCCTAAATTTAGATTAGTATTTCCATTAACAGAATCAGTACCAGTAGACAAAATAAAACATTTTTGGTTTGCACTTAACAAAGAAATCGGAGATATAGCAGATGCTCAAACAAAAGACCTCAGTAGAATGTATTACGTCCCCTCAAAGTATAAAGGGGCCTACAACTTCATATTCACACATGATGGGATCATCATGGATCCGAATGAACTTATGGAAAAACACCGATACGTTATACAAAATGAATCATTTTTCGATAAACTTCCAGAATCTATCAAACACGGAATTATCGAACATAGAAAAGAACAACTCAATAACACTGACTTTTCATGGACAGGATATAAAGACTGTCCTTTTGTAAATAAAAAACAAATAGATGAATACAAATCTATTACCGGATCTGGATGGTATTTACAAATGTACAAAATTATGGTATCAACTGCAGGTAACGCTATGCAACGCGGTTATCCAATATCTGCACGAGAAGTTGCATGGATATGTTCTGACCTTGATAATGACACAGGTGGGTGGTACGGAAAACGAGATATGGTAAAAGAAGCTGAAAGAGCAATTGACTTTGTATTTAGAAATAATATATAATAATAAACGGAGAAATAGATGTATACGTATAATGTAGAGGTAACAAGAGTAGTTGATGGTGATACCATCGATGTTGATGTAGATCTAGGTTTTGGAATGATCTACAAAAAACAAAGAGTTAGAATGATGGGCATTGATACACCAGAATCTAGAACACGAGATTTAGAAGAAAAATTTTATGGAAAGCAATCTAAATATTTTTTAGAAAATTTACTAGATGGTGAAAAGGTTTCATTAGTATCTCATGACAAAGGTAAGTTTGGTAGAATACTTGGTGAGTTATTTATTAATGGTGATTTTTCTAAATCAGTTAATCAAATTATGATCGATAGTTTCCATGCGGTTCCATACTATGGAGATTCTAAAGAACTTACTGAAGAACATCACATGTCAAATAGAAGAGAATTAAATGAGCAAGGAATTATTTACCAAGCTGAGTGATCATATTAATAACATAGAATATGTTGTTGATGATTGGTTGCTCGCAGAATTAGATCACGAATGGGTTACTGGTAACTATAGCAAAAGAAAAAATATAGATGCTTTAGCTTTAGAATTTATATTATATAAGATGCTAGGATATAAAAAACCAAAGTCATGGAGATATGATTTAAAGCTTAGTGATAATATTTTTATAGATTTCAAAAGAAGACCAACAACATCGAATAACGCTTCTTTGTCTACAAAGGGTAATTTAGAAGCTTCTGCTGATTTGGGTTGTTTAACTCATATTGCAATGTTTACTCAAAATATAGAACATGATTATAAAATTGGTGATATACTAACATTTCAAGTTGACGGATATATAAGAATTGAAGAAGCATTTGAAAAATCTTTTACTATGACCGGATTAAAAAGTTTTAAATTATTATCAAAAAACTGTTTACAATCAGCTGAAAATGTGTTATAATATAATTATTAATGATAAGGAAACTATAAATGGCAAAATTTGACAATGGTAAACCACCTCTTGGTTTAATACCACCAGAAGCTTTACTTCAAATATCTGAAGTTTTTGGCTTTGGTGCTGAAAAGTATGGTATGAATAATTGGCGTGAAGATGGTCATAATACAAGCTGGATAAGAACGTATTCTTCTATTCAAAGACATTTGAATGCTTGGCACAGTGGTGAAGATATGGATCAAGAATCTGGAATGTCTCATCTATCTCATGCAGCAACTCAAATTATGATTTTAATTATGCATGCGATTGAGCATCCTGAAGTTGATGATAGGTATGGCAAATGACATTAGAAATTGGTCAAGTTAGAAGCTACTTTGTAGAACAATTAGCTAGAAACAATTTTACTATAGATCGTAATGGTAGTAAAACAATTGAAATGATCGGTGCTTCTTTTTACGCTGATGAACCAGCTATATTTGGTACACCAAATCAAGAATATATTGATGTGGAATTAGATTGGTATCATAGTCAATCTACAAATATTAATGATATATATCGAGGCGAACGTGAACCACCAGCTGCTTGGAAAATGACTGCGAATGATCATGGTGAAATTAATTCAAACTATGGTCATCTTATCTTTAGTGAAAAATATTATAATCAATTTGAACAATGCGTTTCAGAACTGACTATGAAGCCAGATTCTCGTAGAGCTTCTATGATTTACACTCGTCCTTCAATATGGATGGAATATAATGAAAACGATAAAAATGATTTTATATGTACAAACTCAGTGAGTTATTATATTCGTGATGATAAATTGCATTGTGTTGTGCAAATGCGCTCTAACGATGTTATCTTCGGCTACCGTAACGATTATGCTTGGCAAGAACATGTACTTGGAGAACTAGCGGATGAGTTAAGAATAGATTGTGGCAGTATCTATTGGCAAGTACAAAATTTACACGTTTATGAACGTCACTTTGAAATGGTGAAATTATGAGTTGGGAAGCTTCTAAAAATTATAAATGGGACAAGCGCTATATTAATTTAGCAGCACACATCGCGCTTTGGTCTAAAGATCCATCTAGAAAAATTGGTGCAATAGCAGTGGGATCTAAAAGACAAGTATTAGCACAAGGATACAATGGATTTCCTAGAGGAATAAACGATGACTCTACTATGTATGAAAACAAAGTTATAAAATATCAGTATGTTGTTCATGCTGAAATGAATTGTATATATAATGCAACATATAATGGTACATCATTAGATGGTGCTACGATGTATATACACGGATTACCAGTTTGTTCAGAATGTGCAAAAGGTATTATACAAGTTGGTATAAAAAGAGTAGTAACTTCGGCAATAGATGATTCCATGCCAGAAAGATGGGTTGAATCTACCGAGCTAACTAAAAAAATGTTTGATGAAGCCGGTGTAGTATACGACTTTATCGATTAAAGCTTATGGGTCCATAGCTCAGCTGGATAGAGCAACGGCCTTCTAAGCCGTAGGTCCCAGGTTCGAATCCTGGTGGGTCCGCCAAAAAGAGGAAAAAAAATGCTATACATAGATTACAAATTTGAAATGACAAATGAAGGATTGACTTTTGTAGATACAGACAGTGTATTAGAACCCGATTGTCTTTTAAAAATAGAAAATACTCCTTTTAAAATTGGAGATATTTTCGTATTAGAACAAAGATCTAATGGTTGTATGTTTTTCAAAAACTGCAATTATTTTGGTGAGTCAATTCCAAATCAATTAGAACTACCTTTTTACAATCCATTACCATGAAAAAAACTAAAAAAACTGTTATCAAAACAAGAAAAGTACTACCAGATCATAGTAGTACTAAAGTACATAGTGATAAGACTAAATATGATCGTAAAACAATATCTGAAATTATGCAAGATGAATTAGAACCAATACATTATGATAAAGAAAAATAAAATGACTGAATTTGATCCAAAAGAATTAAAAAACAGCAAAAGAATTTTTAAAAGCGCTACTCCAAAATATACTTTAGATTGGTATATTAAGTGGGTAGCCTCAGCTTTTGTATTAGTTGCAATGTCTTTGAGAGGTATTGATGGATTACAAATATATGACTTAGGGTTATCTTCAATAGGCATCTTATTATGGTTATGGGTTTCTATCTTATGGAAAGATCGTGCACTTATACTTCTTAACGGTGTTGGATTAATGTTTTTATTTAAAAACTTAATTACAACTATTTATATTTAAGTTTATTACCAAGGAAACAAATGGAACACATAATAATACCAACGCTGGGTAGAATGGATAAGCAATTAACATATAATGCGCTGCCAAAAAAATATCAAGATATAACTAAGTTTGTTGTTCAAATTCATGAGTTTGAAGAAATGAAATCAAGATACGGTGATAAAGTCGTGTGTTTGCCTGAACATATAAACAGAATAGCTCCTACTAGAGAATGGATTTTTAATGAATTTAAAGATACAATTCATTTTGTATTTGACGATGATTTAGAATTTGTTGTAAAGGAACCTAATCCGGGCGAAGGAACTAAGTGGTTGAGTCGTAAATATAGTGAAGATGATTTCAATGATGCATTTGATTTGATTAATGAATGGATTGAGGAAGGTATATGCTATGGTGGATTTTTACCCGTTTGGGTAATTCCAGATGTAAGACAATGGCCTATTCGTGAATGCCAAAGAATTATGACAAATGTATTTTATAATGGACCAAAAATACCAAGAGACATAGAATGGAATAGATTACATGCTGGAGAAGATTTTGATGTAAACTTACAACTATTAACTCGTGGATTCAAAAATAGAATATCAGCTAAATATATGGTTGGATGTTCAGAAACAAATGCTGATGGTGGATGTTCTACATGGAGAACTTTAGAAGTTGCTAATCAAGCACAACAAGATTTAGCTAATCTATGGCCTGATTTTGTAAAAGTCAAAGAAAAAGATGTAATATCCGGCCCATGGAAAGGTAAGAAAAAACTAGTTGTTACAATATATCATAAGAAAGCGTATCAATCTAGTCAAATTAACTCATTAGAGGAATTTTTTTAAAATGAATTATGCGAGTATTGTACCATTGATTGGTGGTGAAACTATAGCAATGGAAAATGTTTTTGGAAAAAGACCAGATTATATAATGACATATGATGGTTTTCAAGATAATGAAACACATTTATTAAACTATTACAATCACGAAGTTCCTTATTATAATTTATCACAAAATAAAAAACCAAATCATTCAGTCGATGTTATTAATACTGTTTGTCCATGTGCTGGTCTTAGTTCGTTATCTCCATCAGCAAGCTCTACAAATGAAGCGAATGATTGGATGATTACATCAGCAAAATATGTATTAGGTGAATTACAGCCTAAAGTATTCTGGGGAGAAAATGCTCCAAGGCTTGCATCGAAAATGGGAGAACCAATTGTTCGTAAATTGCGTAAAATTGCTGAACAAAACGGATATACGTTTAGTATTTTCAAAACTAAATCATTACTCCATGGATTAAGTCAAGTGCGTGATCGTACGTTTTATTTCTTTTGGAAAGGTGATTCTATACCACTATTTGAATATATCGAAGTTCCACCATCAAATATTGCCGACGATATTAGAGCAGTAAAATTCGATAAAAACGATCCTATGAGTATATTAACTAATGATAAAAAACCAACGGATGATCCATACTACAAATATGTTTTACAAGAACTAGAAGGTGGTATTACTCATGCAGAATTTTCTGCGAAGATCGAAAAAACTACTGGATTACAAGATTATATAGAAGAAAGAAAAACTTATAAACAAGTAGGCCAATGGATGCGAGAAAATGGTTTTGAAAATCACGCTAAAAAATGTGATAGACAATATCACAAACTCAAAGCTGGTGGAAATATTATGCGCAAAGGTGTAGAAATACCAAAAGATAAAATTGGTGCTTTTGTTGGACATATGCCTACATCATTGACTCATCCGGACGAAGACAGATTTTTGACCGTAAGAGAAGCATTATCTTTAATGAAACTACCTAGTGATTTTGAATTATTAAATCCTAAAAGATCTCTTAATCATATATGCCAAAATGTTCCAGTGACTACAGCTGAACATCCAGCTAAAATGATTAAAAAATATTTAGAAGGTAAATTAGATAAAGTTGATACAAATTTTATGGTTCAAGATAATAAGAAAAAAACTTATGAATATGAAAAAAACAGTGTACAATTAACAGAATTTATGTTATAATATACATATTATTAATTAAAAGAAGAGGAATTATGCCAAGTATTAGTTTGAAAGCACCACCACAAAGATTTCGAAAAGGTAAGAAAAATCAAAAGCCACCACAAGACATGCCGTTTGATGTTGCCTTAAGAAAGTTTAAAAAGGCTGTAGAAGCAGCAGGTATCTTACAAGATGTCCGCCGAAAAGAGTTTTACGAAAAACCTACAGCAAAACGCAAGCGTAAAAAGGCCGAGGCAATAGCGCGGCATAAGAGACAAATGAGCTCTATGCAACAAACCCAATTCGGTAGGAGAAAAAGATAATGTCTATAATGGATAAACTTAAAAAGAACTCAAAGATTAAAACTACTGATATATTATCAGAAAGTATTTTCTTCAGTGAAAAAGATATGACTAAAACAGAAGTTCCAATGATTAATGTTGCTTTATCGGGAGATCCAGATGGCGGATTAACTTCTGGTTTAACAGTATTAGCTGGTCCTTCTAAACATTTCAAAACATCATTTGCTCTATTAATGGCAGGTGCTTATTTAAAAGAACATAAAGATGCAGTGATGTTATTTTATGATTCTGAATTTGGTTCACCACAGTCATACTTCGAGTCATTCGATATAGATACATCAAGAGTATTACATACACCAATCACTGATGTTGAACAACTTAAATTTGATCTTGTTGGTCAATTAGATCAGTTGGATCGTAAAGATAAAGTTATTATAGTAATCGATTCTATTGGTAATTTGGCTTCTAAGAAAGAATTAGAAGACGCTATTAATGAAAAATCAGTCGCTGATATGTCAAGAGCTAAAGCACTCAAAGGTTTATTTAGAATGGTTACCCCTTATCTAGCTATGAAGAATATTCCTTTGCTTGCTGTTAATCATACTTATCAAGAAATCGGATTGTTTCCAAAAGCAATTGTTTCTGGTGGTACAGGTATTTATTACTCAGCTGATAATATCTGGATTATAGGAAGACAACAACAAAAGCAGGGTACGGAAATAAAAGGTTATAACTTTGTAATTAATGTTGAAAAATCTAGATTTGTAAAAGAAAAATCTAAGATTCCAATATCAGTAACATGGGAAGGTGGTATTGCACCATATTCAGGTTTGCTTGATGTTGCACTTGCTGGTGGTTATGTACAAAAGCCTAATGTTGGCTGGTATTGTAGAGTTGATCAAGAAACTGGTGAACTTGTACAACCTAAAGTAAGAGAAAAAGATACTCTCAGTGAAGATTTTTGGCTACCAGTATTTGAAACTACAAACTTTAAAGAATTTCTAAAAGGTCATTATCAAATTGGTCACAAACCTTTACTTGAAGTAGAACTAGATATTGAGCAAGAACAATGATAAAGAATATGGATAATCATTACATGACGGTAGAACACCCAGAGTCGGATTTTTATGCCATACACTTAAATGAAAATTCTCCTTATGATGGAGTAAGATTTATATATGGTACAGTTTCTATTAAAGAATCACCCGAATTAGATGTAGCAACTTTAACATTTACTTATAATATAAATGATCCAGGCGAATACGACCACGATGAATTAAGAAAAGACGAAAAATTTAATAATTATCTTGGTGATTTATTAACACATATTATTGACACGGGGACAACACAACTTGCAGAACGAGATACCAACACACGTACTGAGTCATCTACTTAACAACGAAGAATATTGCCGTCGTGTAATACCTTATATTCAAAAAGAATATTTTGAAGGTTCACACAAAGTAGTATTTAATCTTATTGTTGATTTTGTATCGACTCATAATAAACTACCAACTGGTAGAGTATTAGATATTGAATTACAAAAAGTTTCAGCACCAGATGATGTATTAAACCAATCTTCAGCTTTAATAAATGAAATCAATACGAAGACAGATTTAGATACAGATTATTTAATTAATGAAACTGAAAAATGGTGTAAAGATCGCGCAGTATATCTAGCAATCATGGATTCTATTGGTATTATAGATGGTAAGAATAAAGAATTGACTGAAGGTGCTATACCGGAAATATTATCTACAGCATTAGGTGTTTCTTTTGATCAAGCGATTGGCCATGATTACATTGATGATTCGGACGGTAGATTTGAGTTTTATAATAGAACAGAAGAAAGAATTCCTTGGGATCTGGATTACTTTAATAAAATTACAAAAGGTGGTATTCCAAATAAAACTTTAAATGTTTGTTTGGCTGGTACAGGTGTTGGTAAATCTTTATTTATGTGTCATAATGCAGCCGCGGTATTACAACAAGGTAAAAATGTTTTATATATCACTATGGAAATGGCTGAAGAAAGAATTGCTGAACGTATCGATGCTAATCTTATGGATTTACCAATTCAACAATTAGAATCATTACCTAAAAATGTATTTGCTGAAAAGATTCAAAAAATAGCAAAAGGTACAATTGGTAAATTACTCATTAAAGAATATCCAACAGGTGCTGCTCATTCTGGTCATTTTAGAGCTTTACTTAATGAACTTAAAATGAAAAAGAAATTTGCACCAGATATTATCTACATCGATTATCTGAATATATGTGCATCTTCTAGAATGAAGGCTATGGGTGGTAGTATAAATAGTTATACTTATATCAAAGCTATTGCTGAAGAATTACGTGGGTTAGCTATTGAGTTTAATGTACCAATTATGACAGCAACTCAAACAACTCGATCAGGTTTTAGTAATACTGATATAGGCCTTGAAGATACTTCTGAATCCTTTGGCTTACCCGCTACTGCTGATTTAATGTTTGCTTTGATAGCAACTGAAGAATTAGATGAATTAAACCAAGTTATGGTTAAACAACTTAAAAACAGATATAACGATCCGACGAAATATAAAAGATTTGTGGTCGGTATTGATCGTGCAAGAATGAAATTGTACGATGTAGAAGAATCAGCTCAATCTGATATAATGTCAGATATGAGTATCCCCGATAAACCAATCGCAACGTGGGGAGATAGAGAAAATAAAGATACGTTTGCGGAATTCAAAGTATAGGAGAAAAATATGAATTGGATAAAAGATAGAATCAAAGAAAGAACTTCATTAGATGGAGTGTCACTCATCGTGGTATGCGGCTCAGTCGTGTTGTTTGGCGGTATTGCTAAACTAGTAGCATGGGCAGGTTTGGCGTGGGGTATATATACTCTAGTAAAAGGAGAATCGTAGTGAATAGTTTAAAAACATTCTTATGCTTTCTTTTAATGGTAACATCGTTTGCCGCTCAAGCGGATACTTCATATAATGTTTCGGTCACTTCAGATTATTTTTGGAGAGGCATGTCACAAAATGCAGGAAATGTTGCTTTACAAGCAGGTATGGATTATAACCATGAATCAGGTTTTTATGCTGGAGCATGGGCCAGTGAAGTAGATTATGGCGACACGGCTAATGTTGAATATGATTTTTATGCTGGTTACAGCACGGATTTAACTGACGATATTAGTGTAGACTTGGGTGTTATTCAATATAACTTTGATGGTAGTGATTATGATCCTTTTGAAGAAGTTTATTTTGGAGCTTCTTGGAAAAACACAAGTATGAAATATTACCGCAATACTGTTGATGCACATCTAAGTTATTTAGAAGTATCACAAGCATTGCCATTCATTAAAGCAGCTAATGTGTCAATTGGATATGCTGAACATAAAGTTGCTGAAACTGAAATGTCTCATGTAATGTTGATGATCGCAAAGCCCGTAACAGAAAATCTAACAATTGGATTAATGGTAATGGATGGAGTAAGATCAGGTACATTTATGGATTCAGCCGCAATAAACTTAACTCTTAATTTCTAATATAACAAGGATAAACCATGTTTAATGCTCGTGTTATTTCGTATAGCAAGCCAGCAATCGGTGTTGATTTGAAAGATGATTTACTACAACTTGTTGCATATTGCGCAAGAGTATCAAATCCAAGTAATCAAAATAATGAAGAAACAGCAGAGAAATTAATTAATTATTTGATTAAAAACCAGCACTGGTCACCTCTTGAGATGGCCAGTGTCTGTATCGAAATAGATACCACAAGGGATATTGCAAGACAAATTCTAAGACATAGATCTTTTTCTTTTCAAGAATTTTCTCAAAGATATGCCGATCCTACCAAAGATTTAAATTTTGTTATTCGAGAAGCTAGAATGCAAGATGATAAAAATCGTCAAAACTCAATATCAATTCCTACTGAAGATTCAATACATCATATATGGGAATCATATCAAGAAGTTATAATAGAACGTTGTAAACATGCTTATGAATGGGCTATTAAAGCTGGTATAGCTAAAGAACAGGCTAGAGCAATTCTACCCGAAGGTTTAACAATGTCTCGTATGTATGTGAATGGTACTTTAAGATCTTGGATTCATTATATACAATTAAGATCTTCTAATGGTACTCAAAAAGAACACATAGATATAGCCATGGCTTGTGCAGAAGCTATATATCAAATATTTCCTCTTGATGATGTTATATAAACGTAATTACATATAACAAAAAAATATAAAAAAAGTGAAAATAAATGAAAAAAACTGTTTACATTAGCCATAAACTGTGTTATAATATACTTATAAATTGATGAGGAACTATATTATGAACAAAGCACTAATTGAAAAAACCAACCAACTTTTGACTGACATGTCAAATAATCTAAAACACTTTTATA